GTGTGGCGGCGAGCTTGTCAGCGGCCCCGCGCTGCGGATCAGGCGGCGGCGCAGCAGGACCAGCGGCAGGCGGATCATTCGGCGGTGGGGGCGGCGGTGCCACGGGATCAGGTTGGGTGGCAGGATCAACAACAGGCGGCACCTCAGGAGGCATCCCACCCGTAGTCGGCTCATCGCCCTTCCGCAGCACGCCACCGAACGAGGCGTCATCAGCGAAGGCGGAACCGGACTGAGCTACACGGGGCGGCGCAATGGCGTCGTTGATGGCCTGCTTAACCGGGGCCATATTGGGGGACTTCCCAGTCATGTGACCAGCGACAGCACCCAGGCCCATGCCGACGGTCATCATCAGCGGGTCTTGCATCCGGCCCGTAACGGCCTCGTCAAGCTCAGCGGGCAAGGCGGTCTGTGCGGCTTCACGGGTCAAAGCCTGCAACCAACTGTTCCCACCAAGCTTGTTCAAGGGGCCAATCATCGCCGTTCCGGCAAGATCCGTGCCGAGGTTAGTCTGTGCCTGCTCACGGGTCAGTTGACCATTGTTGATCTGCGTCCCGTAGTTGGCCGAGTTCACGCCAGCGACGGCAGCCAACGGACCAAGGAATGGACCCAGCGGCGTCTGTTGCAAGGCGAACTGGGGCAAGACGGTCTCAATGAACGGTTGCAGCATAGACAGCATCCCGCCAGACGACGGGGCCAAGCCTTGCTCAAACTCAGGCGGCAACGTGTGGCGGCCCTGGGATGCCGGCGCCGTGCGGGAAGGTGACGCCACCATACCTCGGAGCAAGTCATTAACGATGGGCACATTGGCGCCAAGGGTCGGCGAGGGCGGCCCCTGCTTTGCAGGTTGCTCGGGCGTCATCTGACGCTGAGGCAGCAACGGTTTGAACTGAGGCGACGTGATAGGCGTCTGCTTGCCGTTGACGCTGACGCCTTTGATTAGGTCAGGGACAGAGCCGGGCTTGGCCGTGACGGTGACAGGAGCAGGCAACTGCTTTTGCAGATGTTGCAGGGCTGCCGTCTTTTCCTCTTCCGGCAATTCCTTGTACGTCTGCGAACTCTGAAGGGCCTGCCGTGCTTTGCGGAAACGCTCGTCAGCCATTAGAACTGCATCCCATTCAGCACATCTTCAGCGGCCTGCACGCCACGGGAACCCGGAGCGGCGGCGGTAGTGGCAGACTGCTTAGGCCGTGGCGGGTTCGATCCGTTGGCCGTCTCCCGCATCTCCCTGATTTGCTCGCCCGTGTACGGCATGACGGCGGACTTGTTGCCCATGCCCCGCTGCCGGTAGAACTCAAGCATTGCAGCGTGAGCTTCCGGGTAAGCCTGGCTGAACGCCAGATAACCAGGGCCACCACCGAGAACGTTTGTTAGCGCCGTGCGGGCTTTCTGGGATGCCTGCTCAGCGTTTGCACTGACGGGAGGGCTTGCGACGGTGCGCTTCTGCTTCGCCGTCTCAGCGATCAAGCCAAGCTCTTGCATCAACTGCTCTTCGTTCAGGGCGGCCTGTTCGGGGTCAACTATCCCGGTCAGTTCGTTGGTCGCCGTCTTGCGTGCCCACTGCTTAGCCCGGAGCTTAAGTGCCGCCATGCCGCGGTCATCACGCACCTTTGCAGCAGCAGCACGGAGCCCGGCCACCTCGCTCTGAACCTGCTTGCGGAAGGCCAGCGATGCATCTTGCCGCTGATTGTCCGCAATCTGGTCTGGTGTCATAGGTGGCGTGTACCCGGTCTGCCTCGTCTCACCAGTCTGTGGGTTGAATACAAGGCCGCCGTTCCCGCCAAGAACGAAACTCGGAGGCTTAGGGATACCCTTGCTCACCAGTTTCCCATTCAGGTAGCGATCCTTTGTCGGGTCTACTTCCTCGTACTTGGGCACATAGCTTGACCACCCCTGCCCCCGGTCCCTCGACTGGTCGTTGCGGAAGTCCTGAACGATGGGCTGATTGTCCTTGTTCAGTCCGGCAAGGTTCGGCTTCGTCATGTCCATGTTGAGCAGATCGGTGCCGCTGAGTTGCCGTTGACCGCCAACCATAGGCGTCATGGGCAGGCCGAGACGCTGACCGATAGGCGCTGCCTTGTTGTATGCCTCGCCGCCCATCTGATCGTCGTTGTGGGCATAGGCGTTCTGGCTGAACTCTTGCAGCAACTTGTAATCGGACACGTCGCGCTCGTGCGCCCGCTTCTCGGCATCAAGCTTGGCGGCGGCTTCCTCTTTGGCGAGCAGGCGGGCTTTCTCGGCGGTTTTCTCCATGTCGTCAACGGCAGAACCGAGAACACGACTAAGCCGATCCATCCCCCAGTTCTGGGCAGACGGGTCAGGGGCCTGCTGAATTGGCATCCCGTGGAGCATATCCAAGTAACCTGGCATCTCGTTAACCCCCAAATCCGGCGCCGCTAAACAGTTTGCCGCCCTTTAACCCCAGGTCTAGGAAGTTGCCGACACGGCCATACACATCCTGCTCGGCATGCCGCATCGGTTGCTGAGCGTCATTAAAGAATCCGGTCATGGCCTGCGTCTTGCCCCGTGCGGCGTTCCACTTGTACCCGTCCCGAATGTCATTACGGAACCCAGCATCGTTGCCAAGGTCGTTCATGACGCCGTACTGCTGCGTGTTTCCAAGGTAGCTCAGGCGGTTCTGTGCGTTGGTCGCATCCACGCCGCTTTGCATGGTCTGCCCGTAGGCGTTGTTCTCCATGCCGTATCGGGTGTTCTGCAAGCCCTGATTAGCGTTACCCAGGTACTTGCCTTCAAGATCAGCGCCGAGCGTCCGGTCCAGATAGCCGAGGCGGGTCTGAGCGTCCTGCAACTTGATCGCATCGAAGGGGCTTTGACGGTTCTGCTCAAACTCGGTATTGCGCTGTCCCATGATGCTGTTGAAGCGGGACAGGTTCCCGCTATCCACGGCCTGAGCGAGTTGCATCCGGTTGTTCGTGTCCCACTTGTCCCACTCGGCGGCCTTGTCGTAGCGTTGCGTCTCAAGCCCAGTCAGTGCGGCATTGCGACCAAGGGCGGTCTGCATCCGCAGTTGGTTCTGCTGGTTCTGGGCAAGGCCGTCCGACTGCTTGATCCCCCGCATGGCGTTGCTGGCGTTCTGTGACCGCAGGGCGTTGAGAAGGCTTTGACCTTCCTGCCCGACAACCTGAGCCTGTGAGGCGAGGTAGCCGCTGTTGTCCTTGCCGTAGGGGTTAGCCATGCGCCCGCTGCCGTTCAGTTGCTCAAGCGCCGACCGCATAGCCGAGGCGTTTAAGGCGTTGTAGTCCCGCTCCTGATATGCGGGCATGGCGGGGGCCTGAGGTTCGGGCGTGTTCATGCGGACGCTGCTGCTGTCCACCACCTGATACGATCCGGCGCCGTTCTGGCCAGACATGGGGCGCACAACGTTGCCGCTGTCTACGATCTGGTATGACCCCGCCGCATTGGTCCCAGACGTGGGGCGGGCAGACTGCCGACTGGCATCAATGGCGGACTGCGTACCCATGCCCGATTGCAGGAGCTTGTTGCCCCGCTCGATCAGTTGGGGGTTGCCGCTGGCCAGCATGTTCTGGATAGAGCCATAGACGCCCGTGCCGTACAGTCCGTCAATCGTCGTTTGCGGGTCCATCTACGCTACCTCCATCTGTGTGATTGCCGATGTGCTGGACGCTTGGAACGCACAGCGGGTTTGGTTGCCGATCTCTGACCAGCAGCGGGCATAGCCATTCAGTGAGGACACGACTTCAGCGGTGCCCCATGCGGAGCCGTCCTGATACCATTGCGCCGTGACGCTGCCGGATGAATACACATCGCAGTACGTTGCCCAGAAGGGTTGCGACACATCGCCGCCGATGAACTCCCTAGTCCGTAGGCGCATCGTCATGTTGTCGCCGTCGTTCCACTCCTTGACCGTGAACCCATCAGCGGCGTAGAACGTGCCGTCGTTGTCCACGTACAAGGCGTCAAGGTCAGTCGCCGTCAGGGTGCTGGTCGTGAACGTCGGCACCTGCGAGCGCATGTCAACGATGATGGTGCCTGCGGAATGAACGAGGTAGTAAAAGCCCTTTGCGTAAGCGGCCTTCATGCCCGTCGTGCTGATGGCCGCAATCTGCTCATCGGTGAAACAGTCAGCGGTGACGAGGACGAAGGATTGACCGTCATACAAGACAACCCCTTGATCGTCCCACCACATCGGGCCTCGGTCCGTCTGCACCAGCGAGAACGGGGCGGCACACCCGAACGTGTTGTTGGTGCTCTCGATTGCGAACGTCTCGTCAGTGGACGTGCCAAGGTAGACACCGCCAACCGTCGTCGGTGTCCGGTCCTGAATGACGAAGTAACTCGTCGTCTCCGTCAGGACCAACAATCCACGGTTCGTCTTGCACGCCGCACGGATGTTGTCGTTGAAGCTCAGGCTCGACGTAGACCAGGCCGAGGGCGTGCCCGTGTTGGACCACCGCAGCACGTTGTCATAGAAGCCCCAGATGCGGGCGATGTGAACGTCTACAGCAAGACCCGTCAGCGCCGGGGCCACGTTGGCATCCTCGGTCAACAGCGGGTCGCCCAAGTCAAGGTCGGAAGTGTTGTCGTTGTAGGTCGTGGTCACGTTGTCGGCGAGCGTGGTCACAAGCCGATAGATGCCGCTGACGCTGCGATAGATGCGGCGTGAAGTCGTGCCCGTCGGGCCGGTGGGAATGTTCGTCAGGTTGACGGTATCAAGGGTCACCGTCAGGGCAGCACTCGGGAGGTTCGGGGCGCTCTCCTGTCCCATGGCCGTGACGTTGGTGACAACCCACGTCAAATCTGCACCGTTGACCACGCCACCAGCGCCGATGGCTGAGGTGATGAGCCCGGTAGACGGACCCACGCCGCCAAGATCCTCGGTCAGTGTGCCGTTAGTCCATGACGCACCAGCACCGCCCGACGTGACATAGGCGTAATACTCGTCCTGCCACTTGACCGCATACCGGGCCGTGGTGCTGCCAAGCCAAGTGCTGCCAAGCTTGCCGAGCCATGCCAACGCAGAAGCGCCAATGGTCGTGATGGCAGAGCCAAGCCCCTTGAGCGGCGTCGCTTGGCCGTTCTTGACTACGGCGTTTTCAATGGCCTGCCACTGGTTCGTGCCGATCTTCCAGGCTGGGAGCTTCGTGTTGATCCCGCCTGAGAAGTCGGACAGTGTGGCCCTAGCCTGCATTGAGCTTCTCGATTGCCGCCACGACGCCATCGGCCACACCATCAAAGTCCTTGACCGCCTTGGTGTCGTCGGTCACATACACGGCCTTGCCGTTGTAGATGCGGGCAACGCAAGGCACACGGCCAAGGCGGTACTGGTCGATGGCGTTCGGGTGAACGTTCAACGCAACCGGCGTGACGGTCAGACCAGCGGCCTGCACGGCGTTGCACAGGGCATCGGACAGTTCGGCGTTGTAGATATCGGTGACGAGGATATTCATTAGGACAGAACCCCCAGTTCAAACGGATGGCCAAGGCTGGTGATGGTCTGGCCTGCGGTTGCCACACGGCCATCGGTGCGAATGACCGTACCGGCGCCGGGATCGCACATCAGGTTGCCGCCGTCGCCGGAGCAAGTGCCGCCCTGACCGCCTGCGTAGGCCGTGCCACCGTCAGCACCATCAGTGCCGGCGGCCTTGGTATGGGTCAGGCCCGTCGTGTCGACGGAGGGCGCACGCAGGAACAGGCAGCCACCGCCACCAGCACGACCGCCCCGACCTGTACCAGCGCCAGCGCCGCCCGTGCCACCGCTCGTTGTGACCGTGGCCGTGGCCGAGGTGATGACCTCACGGGCCATGATGGCGATAAGCGCACCAGCACCACCGCCGCCGCCGCCGGAATTGCCGCCAGAGCCTGCCGCACCAGTCGCACCACTAGACGTGATCGCCGCACCGATGCGGGCCTTATAGCAGTAGACGATCAGGGATGCGCCGGGCAGACCACCAGTCCCAGCAGTGCCGCCGCTCGTCATGCCAGCGGACCCGGCAGACGGCATGGCAAGCGCACGGAAGTTCGTACCGAAACCACGAGGCTCAGCACCAAGCCAGATCAACTGGCCAATCGTGCCATCCGGCCCCATGGGCGAGAGGCGTGACCGGCCATGGCCTGAACCCGAACCAGTCACCGTGGCCGAGTTGCTAAAGGTGCCCGTGCAGCGGATGACCGCATCACCGGATAGGGTCGTAGTCGGCAGGGTCACGTCACCAACAAAGTGGTATTCACCGGCAGGCAGCGTCAGGGATGCAGACGTGGTATCGCTACTCGGCGCCGCAGTCCCGCCGTAAGCCAGCGTGTCCCGGAAAGTAGTGGTGGTGTTGTCGGGGATGTAGCCGATCAGGCGATAGGTACCGGCGCCCGTGTTGTCGCTGCGGTAGATCTTCCGCCAAGCGCAATCCGTGTCACCGTTGACCGGCACCGTCAGCGTTACGGCAGACGTGCTACCAGACAGGACGATGTTTGACGATGCGGCGCTGACGTTCGTTTCGCCGGATGCGTTGCCCGCCGTCACCTTGTAGTTGTAGGTGCCAGCAGGGATGACGCCGGCAGACGTGACCTCAGCGAGTGCGGACACCGTGCTATTCGCAGCGACCACGCCGACTTTAAACACGCCGTCACGACCCGTGCCGTAGAGGGATGCGTCGGTCTGGCCTTCCGTCATGTAGCCATTGGTGGTGCTGGGCGCCGTGTACCCGCTGATGGTGTATTCGGCAGGCGTCCCGGTCAGGCCGTCTTTCTGGGCGCTGGTAGGGATGTAGCCGTACACAGGGTCAGCAGTGATGAGGGCGACAGGGACCGCCGCTGCCGTGCTGATGCGAACCGTGCCAAGCGTAGACGTGGTGGCCACGCCGACAGAGGACGCCAACGCCGTGAACCCGTCGTCTAGATCCTTGGTGCCCGTCAGGCTAAGCAGGGTCTTTGCCGCCGACGACAGGGGGATAACAGCGCTGTCGATGTACTGCGCCGTCTGATCCGCCGTGGTGCCGTCAACCTGCAAGCGGTCAACCTGCGTAAAGGTGGACGTGCTATCACCGAACCCAATGTCCGTGACACCGATGACGTTAAAGATGACTTCCGTAGTCTCAGACACTAGAACGGCCTCCCGCGGACGGTGCGAGGCGGGCGCTGCTGCATCCCGCTACGGTCCCGCCTGATTGCTTCCTGTAAGATCGTTTGGTACTTGGCCCAGTAGCCCTGCGCCTTCTGCTGCTGACTGATGGGCGTATCCATCTCGCAGAGCCGGGCACAGACGTAGAAGATGATTGCGTCCTGAAAGTCGGGGCTGATCCCGCAGGCCGTCTCTAGCGTCGTGGCATCGCTGGAAATGTCCGTGCTGCCTGCGACGTAGTAGAGTTGCAACGAACCGACGAGGTACTGAATGTTCATCGCCGCACCCGCCGCCGCCGTAGCCGCCGCAGACGAGAGCCCCGAAAGGTTCATCATTGCGCCCGTCGTCTGGTTGGCGAAGTACGTCCCGGCCCGAACCGTGGCTTCCTGCGAGGATGCAGGCGTGGGGTAGAGCCGCAACGACTGCGGGCCTGCCAGATCCCGGATGACCGCAAACGGCCATGAAGCCGTCTCGCTGCGCCAGTTGGGATACTCCTGGTCCAAGTCAGTCTGGGTCATGAGCCGTAGCGTGTAATCGTCCGTTGCAGTGCTGCCCGTGGGGCATGACGCCCGCAGGATCTCGATGACCCTAGGCGCCATGCTGGTCAGGCTGTACACGCTGATGTTGGCCACGATGTCAATCTGACCGTTGACCACACGGAGTCGGCTATCTTGGCACCACTGTTCCATCGCATCGTTGATGCGGTCGTTGACCAGGTCCGTGGTGAAATACTTGGCCGTCGGGTCAAGCATCTCCCTGAGGATCTGCGTCCTCGCCTCGCTGCGATCGTAAGTGGTGCCGGGCATTAGACGGCGACCTCAGACTTACGCCGACGGGTCTTAGGCTCAACGTCAACGCCTTCAACGTCGATGATCAGCGGTTCATCAGCAGGGGCGGCGGCGATGGCCTTCTCGGACTGGATGCGCTGACGCAGGATCTTGGCTTGCTCGATGAGCTTTTCACCGGCAGCCACTTCATCCTGAGCCCCGGCGATGCTGTCCTGACGCCGACGCATGGCAGCATCGGGCTTGCCGGTGTTCTCGTCGATGGAGCCCTGAGGCAGCATCTCGGCCTCGTAGACCTTGCGGCGATAGGCTTCGATGCGGTCACGGCCTTCCCGCTCCATGGCGGCAGGCAGGGCGTCACGCTGGGCGAGGACTTCCTCGGGGATCTCCTGAGCAGCGGGCAGGAACGAGTTGGGATCGCTCAACAGCACGGTTGCGAGGACGTTCGGCACTTCGACAGCGACGAGGCGGGGGAAACGTTGGCCCTGATAGGTCTTGTGATCCTTGGGACCGACGTAGCGAATCTGCATACCCATGATGGATACCTCCATAAAAAAGGCCCCCAATCCCGAAGGACAGAGGGCCAATCCGCAGGAGCCGCTACACGTCGGCAGCGAGAACCTTGTGACCGGAGAGGACCAGCGTGGTCGTGGAGGCGGCACCGGCAGAACCGGAAGTCATCGCCACGAGCTTGCCGGAAGCACCGGCAATGCTGATCTTGTCGAGGTCCGGGGCAACCAGTTCATACTTGCCAGCCGCCGAGAAGGCGAACTGAGCCAGCGTGTTGGTGCCGTCGGTGATGGTGACAGGGACACTGGTGTTAGCCGCCACGCTGGACAGGCAAACGGTGGCCTTGTCGATGACCCAGTGATAACCACTGGCAGCCGTCAGGGTGACCTGAGCAGCGCCAGCAGCAACGAGGGTCGAGGCGATGAAGCCAGATCCACCGATGGCCAGTGGCCGGGTGGTGTTGGCGACTTCCCGGATGTTGCCAGAACTATCCCGGAAGATTGATGGAACGTTTGCGCTCATTGTTCAACCCTCCTTAGGTCTGGTCAGTGGTCTCAGCGGTCATGTTGACGCTGATTTTGATGGTACCCGCAGCGCTGCCGCTGTCGTCCTGCTTGTACCCGACGTAGTAGTCCGCCGTAGTGCTGTTGCGCCACGAGGTAGACACGCTGCCGTTAAACTGCGTGGCACCCGCAGACGTGGTAGCCGTGCTGACAACGAAGCAATCGTCATCAACCGCAGTGCCGGCAGTGTCGGAGTACAGGCCAAGCTTGACCTTGGTATTGGCGCCGAGGGCGTCATAGCCAACGAATCCACCCGTCACGGTCACACCGGGCGCAACCCGAACGGCGTAATACACGTCGTTCTGTGCCATGGCGGTGGGTTCGTACGTCTCGGTGACGTTAAAGACGCCCTTTTCCTGGACACGAGCCGGGAGGTTCGTGACCTGGGCGGAAATGATATCAGCCATTAGTCAAACCCTCCTTAGGTCGCGGCGCAGGCAACGTCGAGCGCCGCCATGCCGAATCGCTTGCTGTTGAAGATCGCCGGCTTGTAACCAATGATCTTGCCGACGTAGAAGCCGAGCTGGTTGTCAGCGTCGAACTTCTTCTCGACGTAGTCCCACTCAACGCCATCGCTGAACTTGCCGGTGAGGCAGGTACCAGCGCCAGCGCCGAGGAACAGGACACGGGAAGCACGGACAGTGCCGGCACCGTAGTCCGTGTAGATCGGGCACAGTTCGCTGGTGTGGATCGCCCAACCATCGAGGATGCCCGCAGCGCCAGTGACCAGACCGTTGTTCTTGAAGTCGGCGCCGCCCTGAAGCTTGGCCTTCTCAATGTCGGTCCAGGTGATAGCGCCCTGAGCGGAGAGCTTGAGGTCACGCAGAACTTCGGGATGCATGAGAGCCATGCCCCGCATGTTCTGACCACCGATCTTCAGGCGGGGGATCTTGGGCACCAAGGTGTCCTGAGCCGTCCCGATCCGCACGAAGTCGTTGAATGTGATCTTGTCGAGGGCGTCAAGCGTCGCCTTCGATGAAGCGTCACCGCCGTAGAAAAGGTGGGTGCTGTCAACGTCGGTCAGGGTGTTGCCAGCCCAACCAGCGAAGCCAGTGCCGACCTTGTTGGTCAGGGCGGTCTGCGTGCCGATCTTGCCGGCCAGCATGGTGATCGCCATGGCCATCTCCCAGTCAGCGGCCTGGGCCGACAACTGGCGGATGTGATCCTCACGGAGCTTCTGCTTCGTGAACTGCATCGTCATCCGACCATTGATCCGGGCGCCGAAACGGGCCTGGTCGATGAGGATGGCGTCGCTGTAATAGGTCAGCGAGCGCTCGTTGCCCTCGATGGTCCCATCACCAGCGACCGGCGGGCCTTCCAACTGCATCAGCAGCGGATAGGTGGTCTGGTCGCCGCCTTCTTTCAGGGCAGGAAGCTTGCGGATGATGTTGTTGTCACCCTCGCCCATCCAGCCGTTGCGGAGGAACTCGTTAAAAACGCGCTCCTCGGTTGCGAACACGCCCGACAACTGCTGCTTGAACGTCAGCGTCGATGACGTGGTGAACGTCGTACTTGCCATAATGGCCTCCTACTGAGGCCCGTTGGTGCGTAGCGGTTACTGGCTCAGGATCTTGGCCTTGACTGCCTCATATTCCGACTGAGAGAGTTTCCCGAACTCAGACGGTGGGGGCAGTTCATCCCGGAAACCTGCACCAGATGGACCGCCGCCAACACCTCGGGGCGTCTGCATCTGTGGGGGTAGGCCGGCAGCGGCACGCTTAGCGGCCTCGTCTGCCAGAACCTGTTGGCGAATGTGGTCAGGGATGGAATTGCTAGGGGCGGACTGAGCAGGGGCAGCGGGGGCGTCAAAGCCGATCCGCTTAGCGTGGTCAAGGACGGCCTTAAAGGGGTTGGGTGCGTTGTTGAGGCCCGCAACCATCCAGGGCTCCGCCTTTTGCACATGGGCCAGCGCCGCCTGCAACGTCTCAACGGGAACGCCCGTCGATGCGATGAGGGCCTGCGTCTGCCGCTCGAACTCCTGCGCCTGCCGTTGCTGCTCCCGCTGTTCAAACTTCTGTTCGACGGCGGATACACGGGCCTCGATCTGACGTTCAACCCAGACGGCGTATGCCTCGGGGTCAACGATGGGATCGGGGGCTTCCTCACGTTGCTGCTGCGGCGCCTGTTGCATAGACTGCTGCCACTGTTGGTCCCGCTCCTGAATGGCACGGAGGACAGCGGCTTCCCGCTCGGCTTCGGCACGTCCGCGCTCAGCTTCCCGAAGGCGCTCAAACGCTTTGTGTTGGGCCGATCCGTCATCGAACGGGTTAGCGTCCGTGGCGGTCGTCGTGGTCGGGACTTCCGGTTGCTGCTCAGGCTCAGGCGTTTCGGCCTGCACCGGCTCAGCGACGGGAGACGTGCCGAACACGTCAATGTCTGGGTTGTCTTGCGACAGGATTGCGTCCAGATCAGGGGTTTCCATCTCTTACCTCTCACAGCGGCGGCCTGTGTCGTAACGCCCGCAGATGCCAACCCGGCTTCGGTCAGCAGATTTAGAGCCCGTCAAAACAAAAGGACCGGGTATCAAGCCCGGTCCCTGTTGAGCGCTTGCACACACAAACCCCTCGTCTCCCCCAACACGGAGGTGAGTAGGCGGGGCGTCCCCACTTCATCCGGCCCTAGAAACCGAGTTCCTTGAGGTGCATCAAACCGCTCAACAAAAAAGCCCCTCGATGGGGGCTCAGCCTCGGATGACGCCGCTTGTCTCCGGGTTAGGCGGGCGGTACTTCCCTTTGTTCAACTTGGCGATGGCCTCAAGGAAGCGGAAATACTCGGCGGTCGGAGCGGCCATGGGTTTCGCCGTGCCACTCTGGTCTGCCGTCTGCGGCTTGGGATAGCCGGCGGCATCAAGTTGGTTCAGTAGTTCAAATCGGTCCATAAACAAAAGCCCTCCGGTTAAGGAGGGCCTTTGCCTAGAGAACAGGTGACGCCGATGTTGTAACCCTTTCAGGCGGACTAGCCGCACACCGAGAGTTACCAGCGCCGGAGATGACCAGGTTGCAAACTTAGAAGATGGCGCTTAGGCCAGATAGACCGCCTAGCGCAGCCATGCCGCCCGTTGCCGACGCAGCAGCGGACCCGTCGTCGAACGATGTAATCAGGATGCTGTTGGGCGATCCATTGTTGTAGCAGATGCCGACGAGGGTGATGGACGCCGGCGCCGCCGTCCCGGATGTCCGAACCAATGCGCCGTCCCTGTACCACGTCACCGTTCCGTTGGCGATCTGGATGGAATATGACGATGCGGCAGCCGTTGCAGCAGGGTACGCCCCGTTGTCGTAGAAGTAGACGCTGGTACCGTCGTACTGGTAACCGAACAGGCAGTCCGTGTAACTGTCCGTCCGTGATGCGCTGCTATCCCTGATACCCAGTACACGGTCAACGGTGGTCCCGTTGTGCTTGTACGGCCATGTCAGGATCAGCGTCTTACCTGCCGTCGTGATGGGCGACGAGGTAAAGGTGCCGCCTACCCAACCAGTGCCGCTGGCCTTGGTCAGCGTGAAGCCGTTGTTCGACGACGACTGCGTAGCCGTGTTAGTCCAGGCGATTGACGAGACGACGGCCATTAGTACTCAACGTGGGGGCGAGCAGCGAGGTAGCCAAGGACTGCACCACCGCCGCCACCCATGCCAACCTTTATGCCCGTACTGATGGGCATGGTCAGGTCTGAGAGGTCGAAGAACGCAGCGCCGGCAGACGTGATCGGGATACGCCAGTACACGTTGCCGGCATAGTCGGTGATGCGGACATACCCACCAGTCGGGGCGGCGTCATAGCCACACTCGATCCTGCCGGCGATGTAGCTGCCCGCATCCACTGTGGCGAATGAGAGCGTCACCGCCGCACCGGCTGAACTGACCGTGAAGTTTGCCGATGCCGACGACTTGATGAGCGGGAACGGCAAGTCCGTCTTGAGCGCCCCGCCCTTGTCCGTGCCATAAATTGCCATCGCTCACAACCTCTCTTAGCTCTCTCGACACCCATGCCGCCAGCGACGCATCGCTGCCGTAGACCCAAGGCCTAGCGGTCATCAGTCAGCAACCATCACCAGATCATAGTGAACGCCGCACGAGCCGGTGCCTGCCGCCGTCTGGCCCGTGAACCAAAGGTCCGTCTTTGCTGGGAACGACGGGTTAACCTGATAGTCAATCTCTGTCGGCGTGGAGCTTACAGGGACAACGGTCACGATCCGCTTAGCCGTGAACGGTGCCGACGTGTCATCCGCATCGCTGCGCCGGTACATCCGCATCGTGAACTGCTTGGACGCATCAGGCACGATCATGAGCCGGTGCAGCCATGCCGTGTACCCAGCGGGCACCGTGTACATGGACAACTGCGTTTGACCGACACCAGCGACTAGGTTGGCAAGCGTAGACCCGCTCGTCGTCTCAATCACCACGTTGCCCGTGTTGCTGCCCGTGTAGGTGCCGGACGTTGCCACCCATGCCCGAGTGACCCGGATAAAGCTCTGCGTCGTGGGGCTCGATGCAGACGCACCTGCCAAAGTCACCGTTTCACTGATCTCAGCAAACGAGGCGTTAAGGCCAAGGATCGTCACCGTACGGGCACCAGTCCCGGCGGATGTGTCGTTAGCGTTGCCGCCTGCCTTCACCCGCAACGGCAACGCCGACGTTGGCCAAGGGTACGTCCCGCCGTTGAACCAGACATCCTCCTCTGTCGTGGTGACAGAAGGGTTGTAGCCGAACCGATGGAACCCGTACCGGCCCGGCACAACGCCTCGGCTGGTCTCAAAGTGCGTATCGGCAACGAACTGAGAGTGATAGCCCGAACCCATGTCAACGTAGGGGTCACGGATGGGGCCGCTGTCGCCAGTGCGGGAGATGATGCGGGTCGTCACAGGTCATACCCTCCCATGTCGGGAGGCATGTAACCTCCCATCGCCTGCATCTGCGCCTGCGTCATCGTCTCGACGGCTTCCGCTTCGTACTTCTGCGCCTGTGCCTGATCCTTCTGGACCTGGGCTTGACCCGCTGCCATCTCAAGCGCTTGAGCCTGTTGCATGGCCTGCTGTTGTTCAGGTGACGGCGGGGGCGGACCCTTCATCATCTGCTGAACTTCCTGAATGCGTTGGACCATCTCGTCTTTGTTAGGCCACGGACCAGCATCAACCCACAGGTCGAGCAACGCCACACGCACCTGAGGATCAAGGCCGCTCATCAACTGCGTCAGGCTCTCGAATTGGGCTTCCATCTGCGTCGTCGAGAGCGGCGCCGTGCTGACAACACAGTCGTATTCGCCCTGCGTGATGGGACCGTAGACCTTGAGGCCGGCGGCTTCCAACTGTTCACGCCGGAACGGGTCTTGCACGTTCACAGCGACTTGAGCGTCTTTCCCGTTGCCCTCGGTGATGCGGAGGATTTTCTCGGTCGTGTAGACCTGATCCATCAGCGAACCGAGGATCTGACCAATCTGCACCATGGCCCGCTGCTCGTTATCCATGAAGCGGCCCTGCTGACGGAGCGCTGCATCCTGACGGGCAAGGATGGCCCGACCAGACTTGGCGTTGCTGGCCTGACCACGCATCTCCTCGGTGCTGCCAGCGATCTCCCTCATATTGTTCAGGGCG